ACCGACAGAAGTAATATTAGGTTGCGCATTGCCTGTAACGTTAATAGCGTTAGTAATTGTACCCGTAACGTTAGCATTAATTGCACCAGCATTAATAGTTCCCGTAACGTTCAGAGATCCAAGAGTACCAACACTAGTGATTCCACCAACAATTGCGTTATCCATTAAAAATTCTCCAATCCAATTAACATAGGTTCTTCATCATCAAACATCCATTCCAAGTTTTCTATTCTACCTGAATTAACAAAAGAAGAAAACTTTTCTTTATCAATACCACGTTTATGGTCTAGACGTAAATCAATCGTTTCATTTCTAGCGTCCCAAAGAACATCCCAGTCAATACCATACCAACCATCACCCTCAGCTTTAATAATTTCCTCAGCCTGACGATCTAAGTAGTAACCAAGATAACGACCATGGTGTTCTCTAAAGATTTTCTTAAAAGAACATAAACAAGTTTCCATTGTAAAGAAATCAATTTGACTTCTCAACTCAGGAAACCTAGCATTCATTTCTTGGATAATAGATTTGGCTTCGAACTCAAGAGTCGCATACTCGCTTCCAGTGAGTTTTCTATCCATATCGTCAGGTCGCCCAAGGGCACAAAGTAATCCATTACGATGAGAACGAGAGCCATCATAATCATCCAGCATGAGACTAGTAGGGCTGATACGAATACCAGCGGTATGCTTAAGATGCTGAAGATAAAACCAAGTGGAATAGCGACCAAACTTATGCAGCCCAGACTTAACGCTTTCCCACAAGTTATCAAAGTTTGCCTCTTCATCGTCTCCATAAAATCCCTCCAACCTTTCACGTTGAGTTCTATTGCCAATAAACTGCTGATATGAGGCAAACATTACTGGAAGATGCCCCTTGTTCCATTTTGTATCTACTTGGTAGCGTAACTTCTTATAGTTCGTAGTATTCCATTGAGTCATACGATCAACTGTTGCTAATTCATAATCAGGAAACTCGTTCATTAATACCCACGCTGTTGGTAATTGATAAGTGTTACCGTAAAGCCAACAAAGCCAAAGACGTTGTTCATCATTATGTTCGTAACGATTATTGAGATAATTTGTAGCCCATACAGCTGGATCACAGTCATCATATTTTAACGACCATGCGTACCAGCGAATGAACGCTTCTCTATTATTCTCTCGCAGTCTATAATCCATAACTTATTATACTATAAAAATGAATGAAAGTCAAGCGTTTTTTGATCTTCTGCAAGACTAAAAAGAGTTACGCACCCCCCCTTACCCTTTCGGTTGATAGCTTTATTGATAGTCGTGTCGGAGTAGTCGTAGTCGCCCTCTACGTAGGTATCTCCCCCTATACGGAAGATTGATAGTTGACAACCGCTCTTTTGAGAACCCCAGAAACGAAATCCTAGACGCTCATAGAAGCCAACAGCAGACTTCTCAGAGGATACCCTAAAGTAAGTTGCACCATTTGCTCTTGCTCGTTTTAAGGAATCCTCACAGAGTAATCTAGCTGAACCCTTACCTCTATGCTTTACAAATGTATGCAAGAGTTGCAGGTTAGCAACGTGAGGTTTAGTCTTTGATATTGTGGTAATAATTGCAGCAGTCAATTTATCATTGTCGAATGCACCAATACAATAACCCCATTGGTCTTGCATATCTGCTTTGGCAACAAATGTCTTAGCAAAGTTATCTTCTTTGTCTGAACTTATTGAAGCAATGAATTCAGTTCTAGTGCAGTTACGCAACTTCAACATAGGTTCTTACTTTTTCACCACGATCTTCAGGATGTTTAGTTTTCTCCCAACCAATAAACTGATTAAGATCCCAAATCATTGGAGGGAATTTATAATTGTTTGCTGAGATTAAATCAACAACACTTGGTCCATCATTAAGCGCAGCATCAAGAAAGTCTTGAACAAAGCGGAAACAAGATTCAAGTTCAGTTCTATCCAAAGTACCACGGAACAATCTAAACTCTACAGTATCAATATGCTTTAGTGCGTACATATTAATAGCATAACGGAATGGGCGACCCATTGATACACCATCTTTACCTGCAGCATGCATTTTAATAAATGTGTCAAAGTCTGTTGCTCGGTTTAAAATGTTATCGCTCATATAATCTGGCATTTGACGACCACCATCAAACTTCAAATACATCTTTGCGCCTTTGGCACCTTTCATTTGATTGTGCTCAAAATAACCATATACGTGTTCAACAGTATCGTGTTGATTTTCTTTAATATATTTTGTTAGACGCTTGAGCGCATCAATGTCATTACGTAGCCCAGGAACACGACAATGGATATGAGTATGAGCAGTAGCCCCAACAGTAGGTGGAGTTCCGTTATCTGAAAAGATTTTCTCAAGTTCAAAATATCTATCAACTTGTTCTTGCCAAGTCTTAGTCGGTTTAGTGTTAATTTCCCCACCGACTGGAGGAGTTTCACCAAGTGGATCAGCGCAGACATATTTGTAAGGGTCTCTCAGGTTAATAATATCTCGTTCTGAATACTCCCAAGTTCCGAGATGTTCTGGAATTGAAAAAGAGCGAGGAACATCACCCCACTCTATTTCCATACCGTAAGTAAATTTATCAGTTGGATATTTCATAATCTACTTTCTGTAAATCAGGCTTCTTTGTTTTAAAAGTATTAACATCCATAGTCATATTAGAATCAAATGTCAAGTAAGTGCTCATTGGAACTTCAACAGCTGGCATTCTAATACCTGCTCGTTTAGGAATATCAGCAGTAGAAGTAATTATAACTCCATTCGCCAAAGAAGTCAAGTATAATGGACGTTTACCATTACGGAATACAACAAGTTTTTTATCAACTGATAATTCACAAACTGCCATAGATGCATCTGGATATTCACCAAGAGCATTGTCAGAATGTAAAACTAATTCAGAATCATTCTTTGTCTCACAAGGATAGTAAAAGATCTCATTCCATTTCTCTGGAAGTTCTTGGGTAATAACTCCGTTGTGAACAATAGAATGGGTTTCGTTTGCTATCGGTTGGTTATACAATAGATCGCTAGTGCTATATCTACAGTGACCAATAAGGTAAAGATTACCATCGTCATTGACCATCTCCTCTAAATTATCTAAATGAACAAATCTATCAGCAGGGACTGCTTCTTTAAATGTCATAATCTTGTTATTAAAAATAACTGACATACCAGTTGCGTGCATACCTCGAATTTTTGACTCAAGGAATACATTACGGATAGCTTCAAAATCCTTGGCAGTAGGATTCTGAATCAAAGCACCAATTACGCCACACATCAGAAGAACTCGTCCAATGAAGAGGCATTAGATTCAGGATGATACTTATGAAGTTCTTCAGTTCCAAGTTTGGACTCAAGATAGTCATACCATTCTTTATCTTCCCACATACCTTCTGATACACCATTCCATAATGGTTTCCACAGTGGATGCTCTTTGTTTAGTCGGCGAGATTCAACATAATTATAACGTGTATCTTCGTATTCTTTGCTACCAAGTTCAAGCATCTTCTCACGGAAATAACAAACTAATGATACACGCTCAGAACCTTCGGCACATTTAATTTCTGTATTGCCGTGCATAACTTCATGGTTGTTAATCAATAACAAATCTCCAGGTCTTACGTTTACAGCAACACGATATTCTGGAGCAATCAAATAACCACCAGTATAGTTCCCATCATTAGACAATGTCAAAAGGTTAGACAAACCACTATTCAAATCACCAGCATCGTAGTGAGCAGCAGTACGGAATGTTTTATTAACAGTAATCGTAGTGAATGGAGTCCCAGGAACCAAGAAGCGAGGATCTAGTTTAGATGCAGCTGCCATCTGATTGTTGTAACGCCATGGCAGTAAGTCTTTAAAACCTTTAGCCAAAGTTTGTAGGAATGGATAAGCCATTCTAAACTTCTCAAAGTTATCACGTGTGTAAGAAGTAGCACGACCATAAGGGATACGTGGGTAACGATCAAACCAGCCAGCGATACCAGAATTAACAGCAGTGCCGTAAGTAGTAGTACTAACCATCTTCATAACTTCTTCTGTTGCCTTTGCTCGTTCTTCACGACCCATTGGTTTAATAGAATCAAGCCACGCTTCAAAGTCAAACTTACCACGGAAACGAGAGATTACCCATACGTTATTCTTACCATCACCACCAGCCATTTTCTTATCTACTTCACGTGGGTATTTGGCACGGATAGTATCGATAACATCTTCATCCATTAATGCTGAGTTACGATTCTTAATAAGGGCACGCATCATATCGTCTTGATAGTTCGTTACCCATTCACGACCTTCTGCCGTGGCAACAATACCATCTTTAATACCAGAAGCAAGTCCACGATTCTCTGTTCGAATCGCAGCTTCACGTAGACCAGCATATGCAGCGTCTTGTTGTTCTTTGGTAAAATAGTTCTTTCTAAACTTTAGAACGATACGTTTTTCATCAGCGCCATTTGTGCAGGATTGACAGTCGTTTGGAACATCACAATCAGTTTGAGTTGCTAAATCACAATCTGGTGGCATATAAACATCACAATCTTCTTCGATAAGAAAATCATAATGAGATTCATCAACAAATTTACCCAACAGATGTGAGCAATCAATTTTCTTTTCAGCTACAATTACTTTTACCATATCATTCTCCTAAAACTTAAACCCACTGAAACCTTCTGATCTTTGTCGTTTACCAAATTCGCTTTTATCAAATAAAGGAACATCATCCTTAACTTGACCAGCATCAGATAAACCTTCTTGAGCAGACGCTTCAACATCATATAACTTCATCTTTGCTCTATCAACACCAATAACAAATCTCTTATAAAATCCAGGATCATTATAACGATTCTTCAATTGCTTTACAATAATTTGATTCAACTGTTCAAGTTCTTCATTCGAAACTAACGCAAACATTAAGTCAGCAGTGGCAGGTAATCCAAATGATTCAGAAGTATCTTCCAAACCTGGATCGCTATTTGTGAATCCGCTTCGAGTAGTTTGTGTGGCTGAAACAATTGGAACATTATATTCAACAGCCAAACCTCGTAACTCTTCAGCGATACTCTAAATATATGTATAAGAGTTAATACTTCCGCCTTGCTTCATACGCTGACTTGAACAGATGTTCAAATAGTCAATGAAGATAATATCAGGTAAGAACTCACGTTTTAGTTTAAGTTCTTCAAGCAATGCTCTGAAGTGACCAGCGTGTGCGCCAGCAGTTGGATATTCTTTGACGATTAGTTTACCTTGAGTCTTTGTGGAGATTTTCTTTAGACGATTATCGAAGATATCTTTATCAATAACTTTCAATTCATCCATAGTTAAGTTCAACAAGTTAGCGTCAATACGTACAGCGATACGTTCTTCAGCCATTTCCATGGTAATGTAAAGAACATTCTTACCAGCAGTTAAGACGCCAGCAGCAACATGACACATGAACAAAGACTTGCCAACGCCAGTACCAGCCAATACGATGTTAAGGGTTTTCTTTGAAAGTCCACCCTTAGTGATCTTGTTAAACATATCAAGATCGAAAGGAATCTTTTCTTCAATACGGTGATAAAAGTCATAACGTGCATCGCTATCTTCAATGTAATCGTGGCCAACGTGGTTATCAAAAGATACGGCAAGGGCATCCGAAAGGATAGAAGGAATTGAATCCTTTGTGTGTACCTTATCGCCACCATCGATAATTTTAATTGAATGTAAAATCGCATTATAGACTGCTTTGTCTTTACAAAACTTTTCAGTCTGTTCCATCATCCAAACTGGATTAACTTCCTCATGAGTCATTGTCTCAACATAGGTATTAATATCAGCAAGTTCTTTATCATTAATGTCAGTACGATTACCAACTTCAATGGAAAGAATTTCTCTGGTTAATGGTTTATTATACTTCGTAAAGAAATCCACGATTATCTTAGAAAGGATTGCTTCTTTTCTTTCAGAGAAATAATCAGTTCGGATAAAAGGAATTACCTTACGACAATATTCTTCATCATATATCAGATTACTTAAAATCTTTGTTTCAATCCGCATCAATTCCGCCAGTGTAAGTAATGTTGTTCTTCTGTAGTTCATCCATCATAATGAATTGAAGTAAGTCACCGATATATGTTTCAAATTCAGATTTGACATACTCCATCGCATTCTCATGAACCTCATACTCAAAGTTAAGTTTGACTGTACCATCTTTCTGTTCATCAAACTTAACTTTACCGTAAGAATAAATTATACCTGAATATGGTCCAGATGTCAACTTAATTGCGTCGTGTCCTGTGTTGCGATTCTCAACCACCACGAATGGTGGTTTTGCAAGATGTTCACTCATCGAATTCTAATGCCTCAAGTGCTTCATCAAGTTCATCACGCATCAAAACTTCACCTTGACCAATAGAATAT